CGCCCAGGAGCCCCACGAGGCGCTCGAAGGAGTCGGTTTGCCGCGGGGACAGGATCCGCTCCGGCCGCCGCGACGCGTTCTCCGCCAGCTCCCCGTGCCGGAGCATCCCGCCCGTGTCGAACCGGCCTGGCCGGCGGATCGCGATGGGGTTCGGGTACATGGCCCGCTCGTGCACGAACGATCCGGTCTGCGGGGCGTGGATGACCCGGCCCGGCCCGGACACACCCGCGACGTGGCCTCTGTGGGGGAACACCAGGTCGCCCGGCCGCTCGCTGCCCTTCGACACAGGGCGGCCGTAGTTGATCTGGTCGTAGGTCACCCGGGGCAGGCTCACCCCGACCTTGCTCCACCCGTACTGCATCAGGCTGGAGCAGTCGAAGCCCCTGATCCCCGCACCCTGAGCAAAACCGTACCCAGGGCCGCCGGGGCCGCCCCCGCCCCAGCTGTACGGGACGCCCGTCTGGGACCGCCACGCGGCCACCACGGACCCGCCGGACTGCATCCACTTCTTGTACTGGGCGGCCATGTCGTTGGCCACACCGGCAGTCGTCGCCGCGAACAGGCGCTGGATGTTGATGCGTGTCTCTTCGTCGTGGTCATCGACGATCCGAGCGGACCGGGGAAGGACCGCGCCGCCCCGGGCGAACGCCTGCGGCTCCTCTCCGAGCTTCAGGCTCCCGGACTTGACCAGCGCCCGCAGCGCGGACACTGCTTCGTGACCACCAGCCGCGGCCACCTCAGCGGCCGTCCACACGTGCTCGTTGTTGGACAGCAACGCGGGGATCTTGTCCTCTGTCGGACCGCCTGCGCCGAACACCGGGCCGCCCGTGGCGAACGTGCTCGCGCCGGCGAACGGGTTCCCGGACCGCGCGCTCGTGCTGACCCCAGCCCATGTGCCGTTGGCCCGGACCTCGATCGCGGTGTCGATCTCCGTTTCGACGGACCGCAGCATCTCGTCGTACTCGGCGAACTGCTCATCGGTCAGCCCCACCGTGGTGCGCAGGGTCTCCAGGTCCGCACGGAGCTTTCGCTTCTGCGCCTCCAGGTCTTCCGTCGATGCCTCGTTGGCGATCATCGTCTGCGTCTCGCGCTCACCGGCCGCGATCAGGTCCAGGATCGACCGGTGGTTGGCGATGCCCGCCTCGGTGTGACGGTCGGTCGCGCCCGCGTTCTCCGTGACGGTCTCCGTGACGCGCAGCATCGTCGCGTTGTAGTCCAGCTCCGCGCTGATCGCGTCGGCGACCGCCTGGTTGGCGGTGTTGACGCTCTGCGTGAACTGGTCGGCCGCCTCAGACGCGGTCAGATAGGCGGTCGCGGCGGTCTCGGTCTCCGCGTTCGCCGCTGCCTGCGCCTCCGCGCCGGCGTTCATCGTGTCGATCTGCTCGCCCAGGCCGCCGTTGAGGTTCTGGACCTGGGTCCACTGCTCGGAGGTCAGGTCCCGCCAGGTCGTGCCGGTCCCGAACAACACCTCCAAGGCGGCGTTCAGGTCGCGGATCTGCTGCCCCTCCTGGTCGTAGGTGTCCAAGAGGCCCTGCTTGGCGGCCTGCGCCCATTGGTCCGCCATGGTCAGCGCGTCACGGGCTTCCCCGGACTCCACATACGCCTGCGTGAGCACGCCCTGTTGGACGCCCAGCTCCTCGGACAGGGCCAGCAGTCCTGTCTCTTCCAGCTTCTGGGCGGCCATGGCCGCGATCGACCCGTCGATGACGCCGCCGGTTTCGGTGAGCGCGTTCGCCCACTCCTGCTCGGCGGCGACCTGGCGGGCCTTCTGGTCCAACCACAGCGCGCCGAGGGCCAGCACCGCGCCGATCGCAGCACCGTAGGGGCCGGTCATGAACGTGGCCAGGCTGCCGATGCCGCGCTGGACCCGGGTGGCCCCGCCTGTGGCGAGTTCCTGCATCTGCCCGCGGAACTCGATCACCCGCGGTCCGACGGTGACGAGGGCGCCCGTGAGCAGCGCCAGCGCCCCAGCGCCTCCACCGATGCCAGCAACCCACTGCTGCTGGTCCTCGTCGAGGCCCTGGAAGGCGATCCCGTAGTCGGTGATCCTCTCTGCGGCGGCGCCGAGCATCGGCAGGAGTGCCTCGCCGATCGCGATCCCGGTCTCGGTGATCGCGTTGCGGGCGATCTGGATCTTCGACTCGGTGGTCTCGTACCTCGCCGCGGCCTCTTCGACGAGGGCCGTGTTCTCCTCCCAGCCCTGGTTTCCGAGCTGGAGGGACTCCGACACCATGTCCGAGGCTCCGGCCATGCGCAGGAGCGCGTCACGGACGACGATCTCGCCCAATCCCAGCTCGTTGAGGGTGCCGGTGACGTTCTTCCCCTGGTCGTTCATCTCGCCGAGACCAGCGATGAACAACTGTGTGGCCCCCGCAGCGTCTTCCTCCCACGCCTGCGTGTACTCCTCGGCGCTCATCCCGGCCACGCGCGCGAACGTGACCAGCTCAGCGCCGCTCGTGCTGACGGCGGTGTCGATGCCGAGCAGCACGCGGCTGACGGCCGAGCCGCCCGCCTCAGCCTCCATCCCGACGCTGGCCATGGCCGCGGCGAACCCCAACACTTCGCCTTCGCTAATGCCGATGGTGTTGCCCGCGCCCGCGATCCGCATCGCCATCGTCAGGATCTCGGACTCCGTCGCCGCGCTGTTGTTGCCCAGCTCGACGATGGCGGCGCCTAGCTGGTCGACGTCGTCCTGTGGGGTGCCCATGATGGTGCTGAACCTGGCCATCTGCATGGCCGCGTCCTCGACGGTGAGGTCGGTGGCCACACCCATGGCCGCGATGGTCTGGGTGAACTGGAGGATGTGCTCGGACTCGACGCCGAGCTGCCCGGCCGCCGCGGCGATGGACGCCAGCTCCGTGTGGGTGACGGGGATCTGCATCGCGAGGCCCCGCAGCCCGTCCTCCAGGCGCGAGAGTTCCTCCGGTGTGGCGTCCAAGACCTTCGTGACCCCGGCCCAATCGGACTCCCACTGGATCGCCGCTGCCGAGGCCATGCCGAGCCCGGCTGCGATCCCAGCGCCGGCCACGAGCATGCCGCGGCCCATGGCCTGCCAGGTCTCGGAGCGGGCGGCGGACCGCTCCTCGACCTCGGCGAGGGTGCGCTCCATGTCGGCCTGTAGCTCCTGCTCCAGGCGCGCGACGGCGTTCTGGGCGTCCTCCACCGACCGCTGGTAGCCCTCCATGGCACGCTCGGCGCGCTGGAGCCCTTTCTCCAACCCGGCCGTGTTCGCACTGAGGTTGATGCGAAGGTCGCGCTGCTGCTGGCCGGTCGCCACAGGCCACCCCCTCTACTCGGTGTGCTTCTTGAGGCGGACCTTCAGACCGCCCGGGAGGTGCTTCTGGTGCTTGTCCGCCAGGTACGCCTGCCGCTCCGAGATCCGGCGGCACCCGGGGCACACCGCCTCGGTCGGCAGGTACGCCGTCGTGCTGCCGCCCTCGGCGGGGTTCCACTCGTCAGGCCGCGTCCCGCACCCACCACACGTCTCGGCTTCCCGGATGTGCGCCCACAGAGCCTTGTCCCTGTCCGACTTCGACCACTCCAGGAACGCGCTGTGCGAGATCCGGTAGTAGCGGGACACCTCCACCTCCAGCCGGAGCGTGGGGTCGCGGTCTAGCCTTTTGGGGTGGCGGGGTCCAGAGCCCGGACGCGGCCGTTGATGGCGATGGACATGTTGTAGAGGTCGTTGCGCTCGCCCGTGCTGAGGTTGCGGTGGACGAAGTCGGTCCAGTCCTCCTCGGACATGCCCTCGCCCTGCACGGTGCCGAGGAAGACGGCGTGCAGGTAGGACTCATCGGCAGCCTTCCGGGTCTCCTCGTCGGCTCCGTCGTCGGCCTGCGGGTAGGCGTCCTGGAGCTTCTCGAAGGCTTTCGGCTCCATGGCCTGGAGGCGGATCTTCTCGTAGCAGGCGTCGCGGGCCTTCTCGGCGGCGGCGAGGGTCTTCTTCGCCTTCGTGAGGGCCTGCTTGTCGTCGGCCTTGACCGCGTTGGCGGCCTTGTGCGCTGTGACGAGCGCCCGTTCCGCGGCCGTGGTCTCCTCCACCGACGCGACCCGGCACGGGTAGGTGGCGACCGGCCGCTCCCGGGAGAGCAGCCGGTCTCGCACGGACGTCACGGCGTCGCCGCCGGGATCGCCACGGACTCCGCGGGCTCTTCCGGGATCGCGAAGGACACCACGATGTTGGCGACCTCCGTGCCCTCCGTGCTGACGGTCTTGCCCAGGCTGGACACCCGCACCGGCCACACGTCCATCGGGGAACCCGGGACGTCCCCGCCGTGCATGATCCCGATGAAGCCGGTCGTGCCCCGCGGAAGGATGTCGCGCACGTCCGCGCCCACGACGTCTTGCGGGAGTGTCAGCGACGAGTCCTGCACCGAGGTTCGCCCGGGGATGCTGGGCGTGAAAGTCGTGTGCAACGGGTTGTAGGTGACGTTGGCGCTGGACACCTGCCACCCGGACGCGCCGACCACCTCGCGGGTCAGGTCGGTTCCCGCGTCCAGCTCGGCGCGGGTCGGCGCGGTCACGTCGGCGATGGCGGGCGAGAACAAAATCGTGGTGACGCCGGCGTTGATGAACTTATCGGTCACGTCGATCGGGGCTGCGGGCATCGTCAGCTCTCCTTCTTCTCAGTGGTCTTGGCCGTGAGTGCGGCCTTCGGGGCTGGGGCGTCGGCGCGCTGCCACCCCTTGCTCTCCCAGAACTCCACCGCGCTGGGCGGCGACTCGTAGGTCCGGTTCGCGTCCGGGTGGTGCAGGGTCACCGTGGTCTTCTGACGGGGCATGGCCCCTCACTTTCCGTATCCGGCCGCGTTCGCGGCTTCGTCGACTGCGTTGTTGACCGCTTCCACGACCCGGCGGCCGTGCAGGTCCGCCGCGGGCACCAGGTACGGCCGGGTGGACTGCGCCACCCACCGCTCCCGGTTGCCGAACACCGGCCGCCGGAACTCGGCGTTGCCGCGGATGCCCTCGTAGGCGCGGGCGTGCGGTGCGCGCCGGATCGACGCGACGATGCTGATCCCGGCCTGACGCTTCGTGAAGCTGGTGGCGAGCCGGAGCGCGCGCGGGATCCGGGTGGACCACGACGCGCGTCGCCGGGCGTCCGCCAGGATCGGCTGACCGGCCGCCTTCATGCGCGGGCGGAGACCGGCACGCAGGTCGTCAGGGAACCGGCCGTGCTGGCGGATCATCCGCCGGATCGCGCTGCCGGTCCGCTCCAGGGACACGATCTCCTCAGACACCGGCCCCCCTACCTTGCGGTCATGGCGGTCACGGTGACGAGCACCTCGGCGGTCGCCGCGACTCCGCCCTCGACGGCCGCCTGCTCCCACGTGACGGCGCTGATCTGCGCCATGAGGCACGCCCCGCCGAGCCGCCGGTCTGCCACCAGGGCGGTGTTGAAGGCGTTCACCAACTCCTCCACCCGGGCCCGGACCAGGCTCATGTCCGGGTCGCCGCGCTCGGAGCCGCACAGCACCGGCAGGTCGTAGGTCTCCTGGTCGCGGGTCGCGGCGGCGTTCTGCCGGGACTGGGTGATCTCCGTCGTCGGCCGGACTGGCGACCAGCCGACCACGACGACGTCGGGGTCCTGCTCCACCAGGGGCTGACCGTCAATGACCTGGACACCCGCGGCGCCGATGTCAGGGGCGTTCTGGCACAGGCCCACCAAGGCGGCCAGGACCGCAGGCACACTCGTCGCTGAAGCCATCGCTCACCCCACCAGCGGTTCGTCGGTCGGTTCCTTGCCGAGGCCGAGCAGCTCGCGCACCCGGTACGGCATGGAGTAGGCGGTGCCCGGCAGGTACGTGCCGTCCGAGGCGCCCGCCGTCGGCCGGGTCGCCGAACCCTGTGTGCGGTTCTGGGAGGTGGTCCACAGGTGGCGGACCAGCTCCAGCCCGGCCAGGCGGATGTGGCCGGGCACGTCGGCGATGACGGCCGCGCGTCCGGCGGTGTACGCGACATCCGCGTCACCGTCGCCGGTCGGGGCCGCCGCGACCCCCTCAGGGGACAGCAGCTCCCACCCGGGGGTCTCGATGGTCAGGACCGGCCGGTGGTGGAGCACCGCCCGCCCGCTGTGCACGGTCACGGTCTCGGACGCGGTCACGGCCAGGACCTCGCCGATGCGGGCGCGGATCATCTCGCACGCGGCTCTGATGAACCCGGCCAGCTCGGCATCCGAGGTGGTCGTGACCATGTTCAGGTGCTTCTTCACGTCCGCGACGTCCACGAACGGGTCAGGCTTCGCCGTCAGCACCGGCGCCGCCCTCGGTCTTCTCCTCGCCACCGCCGTCCGGCTCCTGGCCGACGTCGCCCTGGCCTTCGACGCCGTCCTGCTCCTCGTCGGGGGACGGCTGCTCGTCGCCCTTGAAGGCAGCCGCCTTGCCCCGGCCGCGCTTCGGCTTCTGCGGATCCGGCGCGTCCTCGAAGAAGTGCGCCCGCCCCTTGGCCTTCGCCACCGGGTGGTTGTCGGGGAGCAGCGCCCCCGCGGCGTACACCCGATCACCGGCCGCGAACGTCTTCGTCACACGCTTCATGTCGTGTCCCTTCACGAGCAGGGGCGGCACTCGCCTGAGTGCCGCCCCTCGGTTGGTGGGTGCCTACGCGGCGCGGACTCGGAGCAGCCGGAACGCGTTCGCGTCCAGGACGCCGCCGCCCACACGCCAGTGCGCGAACCATCCGACCTCGCCCGTGGGGCGCTGGTTGGCGCCCTTGACCAGCGGCTCGAACTGCACGGTCATGCCAATGCGGTCCACGATCAGGTACCGCGAGAAGTCGCCCAGGAGCAGGATGTTGTTCCCCGCGGCGATCGTGGTCGCCATCTCGGACGCCTCGTGGATGGACCGGCCGAGGAGCTGGGACGGGGTGTCCATGCCCAGGTCCGCCCAGAACGCGTGGGTGGGGCCGGAGCCGGTGGCGAACTGGCGGGTCAGGAGCTGGATGGACTCGCTGGACAGCCACTGGGCGGCGCGGCGGTGCCGGGCGGGGATGGCGCCCTTGAGGACATACACGTCACCGTCCTCGTAGGCGCCGACCGACGCGGTCTGCACGACCGAGGCGGGGACGGCGGCCACGGCGGTGACGACACCGGTCGGCTGGCCGGTGCCCGACCCGGTCGCGAAGGCGACCGCTTCGAGGTTGTCCTTCGCGTCGGCGAGCAGCATCCCCACCTGGGCAGCGATCCCGGTGTCCTGGGAGACCTCGAAGGACCCCTGGAGGTAGGCGGCGGCCTTCTCCGGCTTGATCTCCGGCCGGGCGAAGGTGGGGCTGGCGTCCGCTGCCTCGGCGGCCTCGGCGAGCCACTCGGCGGTCACACCGGCGCTCGTGATGCCGTGCCAGTTGTCGCCGGTGATCCGGTCCACCCGCGCCATCTGCCGGATGGGGTTGGTGCTGCCCGCGTTCGTGAGGATCAGGGTCGGGTCCAGGTGGAACGGGACCATGAAGCCGCCGTTGCCGTCGGTGAGCGACATCGCCGCGCGCATCGCCTCGGACTCGTCCTGAGGCAGGTGGTAGGGCTGGGCGCCCGACAGCACCTGCTCGAACGCGCGAGTGTACGCCTCGGAGCCGGTGAGGAGCATGTGGCGGGCGATCCGGCCGTGCCGGTCGTTGCGCTCCACCAGGCTCGTCGCGTGCTCGCGGTGGGCGTCCTCGACGTAGTCGGGTGCCTGCTCGATCGCGTCGAGGGCCCGGGACCGCAGGTCCGAGGCGGGCACCATACCGGAGCGGACAGCGTCGAGGTTGTCGAACGGGCCCTGGTTGGTGCGCACGTGGATGTCCGTCCCGCCCGGTTCGGTGGAGCGGGAGCCCCCGGCGGCCTGGGCGCCGCGGATGCGCTCGATGAACGCGGCGCGCTCGGCGAGCGGCTCCCGTTCGGTCTCCAGCTCGTTGTTCTCGGTCTCCAGCGCCTCGAAGCGCGCGGCCTGGTCCTCGTCGAGGTCGGTCTCGGCGAGTTCCAGGAGTTCGGTTCGGATCTCGGCGAGACGGCCGTCGATCTCTGCCAGTCGGTTCACAGGAGGAGTCCCTTCTTCATCAGGCGTGCCCGCGCCTGAGCGCGAGACATGACCGGACCCGGGTGACCTGTGGTCGGCCCGTCCGTGACGGCCTCCTCCTGGGAGGTGTCGGTGTCGTCTCCGGCCCCGTCAGGGGTGGTGGACGTAGTGGTGAGCGCGGCGATCAGCTCGGCGCGCTCGTCCTCGCTCAGGTCCGCCAGGCGGTCCACGAGCGAGCGGACACCGAGGATCTCGGCGTCGGGGTATGCGGGGATCGGCGTCGGCCCGTACTCGGTGAGAGCGATCTCCGTGCGGGTGACGGTCGGCAGCTCCGCTCCAGCGCGGCGGCGCGGTACCCGAGCAGGGGTGGACTGAATCCACCGGCCGGAGAACGACTGTCCGCGGATCGACCCTTCGCGGATCGCTTCGAGGATCTCGTCGGCGAGCGGGGTCCGGTGGTAGCGGGTGCGCGTGTACAGGCCCCGGCCGTCCACACGCACCTCCAGCGGGGAACCGATCGGCACCGACCCGCGCTCCGACGACATGCCGTGCAGGGTCCGGCCGTGGTTGTAGAACACCGGCAGGCGGGTTCCGCGCTCGGACACGGTCTTGTCGAACGCGGACCGGCCGATGACCTCCATGTAGTGGCCGTCGGCGTCGCGGATCTCGGTCGGGGTGTCGAAAACCGCTGCGTAGGCCTCGACGGTGCGGCCGTCGCCGTCGGAGACCACCGAGATGTCCTCCAGCGGGAACGACCTGGTGAACAGGCGCGTCATCCTGGGTCCTTCGGGTCGACGGTCTCCACGACCGTGGGGACGGAGTCGGGGTTGATCGGTGCGGACTTGGCCGGGACGCCAGAGCCTGCGGTCTCCACCCCGGCGGGCCGGAGCTGCACGGAGTACAGGCCGGAGTGCTCGAGCAGCCGGAAGTTCTCAGACGTGACGGCAGGCACGACCGTGTCGGAGTCGTATCCAGCGTCGATCAGAGCCCGGATGGTCTGCGCCTGCCGCCCCTGGATCTCCGCGCTGTCCTTGCGGTCTTCGCGGAGGAAAGCCACGTCGCGGTCGTCGTACCAGAGTTCGGCGCCGTCGGGGACGTGCACGATCGCGGACAGGGCCTGAGCGGCACCGCGCCACAGAGAGCGCACGGTCTGGTCCGCGAACGCGCGCCGGGCCTGGCTGTAGTTGGAGTACGTCGCGGCCTGCAAGCCTTCGGAGAACCCCGCGATGATCGGCGGCACACCCGCAGCGGCAGCGATCCGGGTCTCCCCGGCGCCCTGCGTCGACGTGAAGGTGAGCTGCTGGAGGTTGTTGCCCATGTTCTTCACGTCGGCGCCGCCGCCGATGAAGATCGTCTTGTAGGCGTTGTTCGCGCCCTGGTGCTGGGCGTTGAACTTCTCCATGAACCGCTCGAAGACGTCCGGGGTGACATTGCTGGGCAGCGTCGCCACCAGGCCGCTGACCGCGCCGTTCTCGAAATAGCGGAGCTTGTGCGTGGTCGCGGCGTTGTCCGCGGTCATCTCCCGGGTGATCGGCGTCAGCCACGACATGCCGCGCTGGGAGAACATCGGGTCGGGGATCGGTGCCCAGTGCGCGACCTCGCCCGGCAACAGGAGGTGCTCATCGGGGACACCGGCCGAGGCACCGTGCGGGTGGTAGATGTAACCGAGCAGCTCACCGTCGATTGCGTCCCCGGCCAGCTCCGGGTCGGTCTCGGAGCCGACCACGATGGTGACCCAGTCCGGGCGGAGCCGCCGGAGCTTGCCGCCGCGGCGGACGATGAACGCGTTGCCGACCAGGTCGACGTCCTGAATCATCCGCGCGAGAAGATCGGTCGTGTGCCCCCCCGGCCATGGGTTGCGCAGCAGCGCCAGGTCCTCGTGGCCCTCGTCGAACAGGTCCCCCGGGCGGCCGTCCTTCATCTTCCGGTACAGCATTCGGGCCTCGGTGAACACCTTCATCCGCGCTAGGTTGCACGCGAAGATGGGCCCGTTGGTCTTGTACACGGTGGCGGCCTGGAGGAAGTCCGCGCACGGCTGCTCTTCGCCGCGCATGTTCGGGCCCATCGCCGCGGACGACCAGCCCATGGGGACGTCGATCGTTCCGCCGGACCAGTCCGACAGCAGCGACCGGCGGCGGGCCCGGTTGAACAGGGTTCCCATCAGGCGTCACCTCCGTCCGCGTCGACCACGAAGATGAGCAGGGCCGCGGCCAGGACACCACCGAGGGCGAGCCCCCATCCGGCTCCCAGCTCCCAGCCGACACCGGCCGCGATGGCGACCACGGCCAGGGCGATCCCCACACCGACCAGGGTCGGGCGGCTCATCCGTACATGACCCACGGCTCGGACACCTCCTCTTCGTCGATCGGAGGCTCACAGGCCCACTGGTGTGCCATCACCGCGGCGATGGCGAGGTCGATCTTGCGCGGGCTGTTCTTCGCGTCCTTGCGCAACCGGCTGCCGCGGCTGTCGGTGTACACCGTGCAGTTGTCCACGTGCCGGGCGAGCCGCTCGTCACCGCTGTGAGTGAGCTGCCCGTTGAGCACCGCCTCGTAGAACCGTGCGGTGGCCGGCACCATGCGCGCCGGGGACTGCGGGAACTCCACGATCGGGAGACCCTCGTCCTCCAGCACCTGGTACGTGCGCGACCACCGGTAGGGGTCGCACGCGATGAACTGCACGTCGTACTTCCGGCAGGCGGCGCGGATGG